AGAAAGAAACATTCTAACATACCTACCTTAAAGACAGGTAGAGCTAGAATAACTTCAGCTAAAGGTAGACCAAGCAAAACTTTATATGTGTTAAAACATTTAGAGGAGCATGGGACTATCACTAGTTGGGATGCTATACAATTATATAATGCAACTAGATTGTCAGGTATCATCTTTACCTTAAAGCAACAAGGGTATGTGATTGAAACTACTGGTGGTGAAGGTAGAAATTATGCTACATATCATTTAAGAAGTTAAAAATAGTTGGGAACTTTTTAAAGTTAGTGGCATATAAGTGTTGTAAGCCAAAGCAATGGTGCCTTGGCTTAAACCAAAAAGGAAAACAAATGAAATTCGTAAAATCATACGGAGGTAGAGACAAGTATTACTCTACTAAATACAAAAAAGATATGGCGGAAGATTGCGTCATCAGAGCAATAGTACACGCTACTAATATAGATTATATGCAGGTGTTTAAAAGACTGACAGAGATTAGTCTTGAGACTGGATTCTATCCAAATGATAGGAGAACATATGGCGTATATCTTAAAGAGCTTGGTTGGGTGAAAAGAAAACCTATGAGAAAAAGCAACGGTAGATTGTATAGGCTAAGAGAAATCAAGTGTGATAGAGATTTGATTGTACACACAAGAAGACATCTTACCTATGTCAATGGAGATAACTTTGATATGACTCTGTATGACACTTGGAATTGTAGTTACAAGATAGCCAACTCATACTGGGAAAACGTTGGAGACTATAAATAATAAACAGAGGGCAGGGGTAAAACCCTGCCCACAACATAAGGAAAAACCAAAATGAAACAAACTGATACAGTGTACTTAATAGCAAGACCAATCAATGGTATCTCATTGAATGGTAATGAATACTTACACGATAAAGATAATAATAGATTTGAATTTACAACATACGAAGATTGTGCTAATAAATGTATTGAGCTAGGATTAGATGATACGTGTGTTTGGAGTGTAGAAGTAGAAGATAAAGATGTTCAAGAAGCATAAGGAGAAACAATGAGTGAAGATGAAGATAGAGGAGTGTTAGTCTGCTGTGATTGCGGTGGTTCACCTAGTAGTGAGCCTATGGAAGACGTAGGATGTAATATATGGTCTGCCCTATGTGCGGTATGCAGAGACTGGGCTGACTTTAAATATGAAAAAGACATGGAGGAAAATAATGACTGAATTTAGTAGAGCAATAAAGTTACAAAGAGAGATTGATGAGCTTAAAAAACATAAGATGCTAATTGGGATAGATGAGAAACTAAAAGAATTAGATAGCTTAGGTTATGAATACATGGAGCACAACATGACTTCTTCAATAAGAAAGAAAAGAAAATGAAAAAAGTAATTGACAATGCTTGGGATATAAAAAAAGAAGGGCATTTAAATCCAAACAATATTATATTCCAAGACAAGAAGTATGTCAAGATATACAACGACATGAAAAAAGAGAACGATAAAATAAAGGAGAAACGATGAGAGTAGAAACAACAATGTCAGAATCAATCAAGAACTTAGCATCAGCACAAGTTAAAGTTCAACAAGAGATTGAAGACATGGCACACGACAGTAAAGGCTATGGATATAATTATACATCATACGATGCACTAGTTAAATACCTTAGACCATTACTAACCAAACATGGAATATCATTTGTTCAGATGCCAGTAGGCTCTAGCAGTGAGATAGGTGTTGAGACTTTGTATATGCACACATCAGGAGAGTGGATACGTAGCGGTATGATGACACCGATTGCAGACTCTAAAGGTATGAACATATATCAGTCTGTAGGTTCAGCTATTACTTACTTCAGAAGATACAGCTTGTCAGCATTCGTGGGTATTGCTAGTGATGCAGACAATGATGTAAAGTCTATAGAGGTTGATGCTAAACCTATAAACAAACCTGCAGCTAAACCTAAGAAGGTAGTTAAAGTAAAGGGTGAATCTATATCAGCCACCGATGCAGTGATATTACGTGGTATGTGTCAAGGGTTAAGTGAAGATACAAAAGAAAAAGTTAGAGAAGGACTTGAAAGTAATCGTATAAATGCATCTAACATTGAAGATACAAAGAAATGGTTAGAAGGATTGATTGATGCACAAGACACTACTTTATCACCAGAAGAGGTAGAGAAAGTTTTCAGTTGATTATATATAGTCAAACACTTAAATTAAATCAATGAAGAAAAAAGAAGTAAAGATAAACAAGAAAGTAGTAGGAAAAATAGAGGGTGAAACTTTTACAAAAGAGTTAGATTCTTCTAAAGATTTTCTACGAACTCCTCGTGCAATAGCATTTGATGAGTTGGCTCTGTCAAAAGCTAAAGAAATGGGAGCAAGTAAAATAAAAGTAAAAGATAAACGAACTGGTTTAGAGTACCATACGTCTATAGTGAACCTAAGTAATAGAGGGTTCTCTTTTAATAGAGGTTTTGGAAATCAAATAGGTTTGTCTTTATCTGAGTGGAGTAAGAGTGAAGAGAGCCAAGTTAAAATCTTTAATTCAAAAAAAGAATGAAGACTTATTTGATATGCAACATTGTATTTACACAAGTAAATATAATTGGTGGATGAGAACTTATTTAGGATTGGAAGAAGATTGTTATAAACCAAATAAAAAATATGAAGAGAAAAAAAACTAAATTAACCTATGAACAACTTGCAACAATGATAGTAAAGACAAGGCAAGAGTTTCAAGCACTAAACAATGAAGTAAGAAGTATGTTTTTTTTATTTAATTCTTTATTAGATATGGATGGAAAAACAGAAAAGCTTACAAAGTATGTAGAGGAGAAAGTAAATGCCAAAGAAGAAGATGACACCGCAACAAATGGGAAGAAGAAACAGGCAAAGGGGAGCAGAGCTACAAAGGCTGTCAGTAAACCTAGCTAAAGATTTTAACCTAGATGCTCACAACAGAGACAGGGGTGGAGCTTGTCATCCACTAGGAGACATATTAATTGATGGAAAGTATTATGGATGTAAGATGCGTAAAGCTATACCATCTTATTTGCTACCTGAAAAAGAAGAGATAGGTGTAGTAGTAAGAGCAGACAGAATTAAACCAGTTATAGTTATTGATTTAGAAAGATATTTATTAATGTTAAAAATTTTAAAAGAGGCAGAACATGGAGATAAGAGGCTTGATTAAGGTATACAAAGACTTATATAAAAATGGAAAGATAACAGGTGCTGGTATCATTAGACATAATGAATTAGTTTCTAAGTACAGAGATAGACTAATGCAATCTTCAGACTCAAAGTCTTATAAAAGATTAAAAAAACTTTCTTATATAGAGGTAAAGAAATGAAAATAAACTACAAAGATATATCAATAACATTTAAATTTAGATTAGAAGAACTAGAGAATATGATAGAGGTGTATACTAGACAACCAAAGAAGGGCGAACTTGAAGATGGTATTAGACAAGACCTCAGAAACATAAGAATTAAAGTAGAAGAAAGAATTATTTTAGAAAAACAAGCAGAAGAACAAAGGCCACCTGAAGATATGAGAGAGGCTTCAGCTAACCCTACATCTGTTGAACACATAAAGGAGACAACTAATGAGTGATTATGTACCAAAACCAAATACAGCAAACCTATTTCATAATGATGTAGGTGACAATCCAAAAAGACCTAATTGGAAAACAATAGGGACAGTAACTTTTAATGGAGTAGAAGGATATGTTTCAGGCTGGAGTAAGAAAGCAAGCAATGGAAATGATTTTATATCTATTGTCTTTGAAGACAAAGAAACTTACGAAGCTAAAAGAGGCGGAGCAAGACCTCAACCTCAAGAAGCTGCACCACCTAAAAACGATATGCCCTTTTAACACTTAGGCTAGTAGAATATTTTCCGTATAAAATATCAACACAAGTGCTAGCCTAAAACTTTAATAGCTGTCAGATGTTTATTGTTATACAGTTAGTTTTTTCCTTTTGGTCTGACAGCTAACATTGGGGTAATATAGTATAAAATTAAACAATTAAAAAAGTGAAAGGAATACTATTACTTTTAAAATTGTTTGCAATACTAAGGTTGGCTACCATTACCCCATAAAAATTATGAAGAACAACGATAAAATATTATGTATGATTAAGCAGCGGCTAGATGTCGGTGCTGCAAAGTATGGTGAACAAGTTCCAATCGATGGAAGTAGGGACAATCTTAAGGAAAGCATAGAAGAAGTTCTTGATTTGTGTGTCTATTTAGCTGGTGTCATGCTAGAATTGCACGAAAAATACGAAAATGATAAATGATACACGAGGCTATATCTCTATAGTCTTAAGTATATTTACTCGATAGTTATATCCAATAGAAAAAGTTATGGCCGTATAGGCCTATCCTCGTAAGGAAAATTTTAGAAAAGTGTAGAAAAAATTAAAAGTACTATCTATTTCTTTCTTTTTCTTTTTGTTGCTCTCTTTTTAAATCAGCTAATCTTTTTTTAACTACCATATTATAAATAGAGGAGTAATCATCACCTATTGTAACTCCGTAGGCACCGTAAGCTTGATTCCATTCTCTTGCTTTCTTCTGAGCTTTATCTAATAGTTTCTCTTTATCAGATTCGTTCTGCATATCTTGAGCCTTCAACCATAAGTTAGTAATTTCTTTTTCTTTTAAACCTTTAATATAAACTAACCTATCTCTTTTTTCTTTAAAACCTTCTAACCTTCTAACAGTAGCCCTTGCTGGTCCACCTAAATATTTAGATAATTCTGATGATGCTGAGGAAAGTTGGTCTTCCATATCTAACAATCTTGTTTCATGATAGTATTTAGATATATCATCAGCTATGTCATTACCGATAGCCCAGAACAACGGCTCTGCTTGAAACTGTAAAGCTTTAAAAATATCATCAGCAGTACTTAAATCAGCAACATAACCACCCGCACCTATAGCAACAACTCCATCAATCATACTATCTTCATCTTGTCTAGTAATCACATCTTCTCCACTTAATGTTGATTCTAACAATCTTTTAAATTTAATTAATTGTGTACCAGCTGCTCCAGCTACAAGTATTCTTAATAATGGAACTGCATTACCATACTGTAATTGTCTGGCAACTAAATCGTGAGTTAACTTTGTTTGTTTTATAACAAACGATTTTAATCTAAAAGCATTTCTACTCATTGGGTGTGACATATAATATGCTTCATCAGCTACATTTCTTTTTAACTGTGTTTTATCTGCAAAAAATATTGCTCCATCCCCTGCTTGTTTCCTAGTCAATGGTGAACCACTATAGGTAATATTAAAATCTGTAAGTAATTTTTCTCTAGCCCAAGCTTTTCTTCTTTCAACTGCATTAGAACCTGCGACTTCTTCTTTACCTAGTGTATCAGCTTCCATTTTCTTTTTTATTTTATCAGAATAAAAAGTTCTTTCAAAAAGGTTACTTCCTGTTTTAGCAGTAATCATTAAATCGTTCATTGCTTCAAACCCTGCAAGCACAGCAGACTCGTGTACTTTTTGTGTAGAACCTTGCATACTTAACCTTCTAGCTCCTGACGTAGTTGATACATCTATACCTAAAGAAAGTAAACTTCTTTTAGCTGACCAAGCTGCAAAATTTCTGTGAAAAGAATTTACATCATTAAATGTACCATGAGTTAATTCAAACAATTCTTTATCTCCTTGAAGTGTCATTCCAGTTTCATCTAACATCTTTTTTTGTTCTTTCCTACCTTCTGCAGTCAACTTTTTTAATCCTGACTTAACACTAGGCATATACCCTACAGCTGCGTTGTAAGAAATCAATGGCTGAGTAACATTATACGCAGGACCATATCCAAAAGAAACTAATAACCCAGAGAAGACATTGTTTATTGCTTCTACTCCATAGTTTAATTTTTCTGTTACTGTTCTTGCAACATCCCAAGGTTTACTGTTTAATGGCTTTGTCCAAAACTTTCTATAGTTATAAGTCGCATCATACATATCAGTAAGAGCTGTAACATCTTGGTCTTTCCCTTGCATCTCTAATTGTTCTATTGTTTTCTTGTACACTTCAAAGTTAGTACCAAACTGCTCATTAATAGCCAAAGACTCTGCAGCATCTCTACTATATTTCTCTAAATTTTTAAAAGCATTTGTTTCAAAAATGTCAACATCGTATCCACCTTTTTCTACATCCCATTTAATTTGTGTTGTTCTACCTTTTGTAAAGTTGTGAAATGAATTATTACCTACGGTATTTAAATGCTGATTAATTTCTTTGAATGCTTTGTCCCACTGAATTTCTTTTGTCTTTCCTTTTGTAATTGTATTTTTATCTACAAACTGTTGTACATACTTAACAGCTCCTACAGATTTCTCAGTCTTCATCCAATCTTGTAATACTTTTGATACTAGTTTTGTTTCAGCTTCAGACAGTTTTTTATTTCCTTCTACAGCTCTATTGTTTTCCTTAACAAAAGAAAGGTATTCGTCTCTACCTTCAAATTTAAAAGTGCTGTTAGCTATCTTAGATTGTAAGCTTTGTAACGCTTCCATTACAGATTGTCTTGGGTAGTGCGGCTGATAGTTTGGTTCTAATGGTACTTCTTTAGGTATGATACCTTTTTCTCTAAGTCTTCCACCTAAAAAGTCATACACATTTCTAACTGAATTAACGACAGGATTATCTTTTACTCCTGTTAATATATCGTTTGTTAGTCGGACTCCATCTATTTTTTTATTAGTAAGATAATCTATTACCCCAGCATCAGATAGGATTCTACCTTGTATAGCTTGAATCTTAGAAGGTAGTGCATTAAACTTTCTCCACATATCTCTAGCAAAAGGGTCTGAGTCTATTCTTTTATTTATTCTGGCTGCATTACTTCTAATTCTTTTTATAGCTTCAGGCATAAAAGGTACATCTAATGTAAGCATATCAACTATTTTTCCAATCATAGGAAGTCTAGCTGGTGGTAGTTTTGATACTGATATGTCTCTCATATAATCAGTCATAATCTTCTGTGCTTTTAAATCTTTAAACAGTTCATATTGTTTACCTGAAGACATACGGCTTAATCCAGTTTGTCCTTCTGTCAATCCTTTGGGTGGCATCCCATCATANTATAACTCACTTTTTGCTTTGGAACTTGATGCTCCTAAGTCTGTTGCCAGCTCTTCAATTCTTTTTCTTATAGTATCTGCTGGTAAAGATTCTATATTTTCAACATTATATTTTTTATGAAACTTATTATTGTTCATATATTTTGTAGGGCCAACAGTTCCATCTTGCTTTACTTCTTGGTATTTAGCATTGTTCTTAGGTGTAACTCCTATCTTTCTTACCTCTACTCCATCCCTACCGTATACTGAATTAGAGTTTGTTACCTCTGTTTCTATCTTTACCNNTATTATATCTTGAGCTCTTGCTATTTCTGTATCTGTTAGATTTATGTCAAAGGCTTTATTAGTATTTAGAACTCTTTCTCTTATTTGTTTTTGCGTACCTTGCATTCCTTTTAATCCTGCAACAACACCAATAGAATGATACAATGCTTCGGCAGGTGGTGCTATTCCATACTCAGGCACAACAAAAGCATATCCTCCACCTAATATGTCCCCTGCTTCTCCTCCAACTTTTTGCAATACCGCAGCTGATTTAGTACCAGGTGCAAACTTAGATAGGGTTCCGCCAACTATTGGTTTACCTATAGCAGCACCAATAGGGAATGCGGCTCCACCTTTCCACCCTGCAACTCCAGCATCAACAGCTTGTAAATAGTCTACCTTGTTTTGCCATGATGCACCATCCTCATTATATACTTTTTGTCCCACTATATCATGAGTAGCACTATATATACCCAACGTATTTCCTTGCATTACTAAATTAGTTGGGTTGCTAAGAGTTTCATACACACTTTTTGATAGTTTATTAATAACCTTGTCTCCAACTCCTGCACTCTTAAAACCTTTTTGCATTTTTATTACACCTTGTGCTACCTTTGGTGCAAGCCTAGCAGCAAGAGCAGTAACTTGAGCAACCTTAGCTCCTGCAGCTGGCACAAATCCAGCTCCACCAGACGCATAAGTAGCAGCGGCTATTGTAGGAATATCGGCAACAATACTTACAAGGGTTGACCCTATATCAAACAACATACTCTCATCGTATTGACTAAAATCATCAGAGACTTCATGCTTTCTCATAATGTCAGGCACATAGGCATCCATCTTTTTTGCACCCTCTGCTTCTCCCTCTCCTAATAAGTGTATAGCATTAGCAGTAATAGATTGATTGTATCCAGACTTAAACATATCAGAAAGATAGTCAGGCATAAAGATGCTAAACTTTGGTTCTTCTTCTTGTGGTTCTGGTCCTATAGAAAAGTCAGGCTCAGTATACTGAGGTCCCTTTAGTTGATATTTGCTACCAGATTGATGGTTTGGTTCATGAGGCATAGTTACCTCGTGCTATCTGAAGAAGCCTCTTCAAAATTATATTCTACATTTTGTCCACCAGCAGTAATTCCAAGACTGTCTAGCTCTGTTCTTACTACATCATCAGAAGACATATTTCCTAGTGATACATCAGATACTTGATTTAAACTTTGTAGTGGTCTGTTTTTATTATACAATTCCATAGCTCTTGGCAATCCTCTAAAATCTGCAGGCCTTACTGGATACCACATATCAAAAAATTTCTTTTGAATTGTCATATTTTTTACGGCTTCCATTTTACCAGCATCGTCTAGTTTTTCCCAGTCTGGTATTTCTTCTTTAAACATAGTCTGTGCTTTTGCCCATAGAGGGTCTGGTTCACCTGCACCTGGTAGTCCTTCTGAAATTATCATATTTGATTTTCCTCCAAATTCATTTCCAGGCTCTAAAACATTCGATGAATTAATTTGTACTAAACCAGAGTCTAGTGTCCCGTTGTCATTTGTTCTAGTAGAGTCTGGGTTTCCTGATGATTCTGCCATTCCCATTATATCGAACATTTGTTTTGGAGAAGGGTACACACCACTGTCTACCTCTACTGTTTTATTGCTTAAAATATTGTCAGTGTCTACTGTTCTTAAAGGGTCAGCTTCTACTGTATCAGGTTGTGCTGTTACCATAGTATCAGGTTGTGCTACCGCTGTAGTGTCTGAAGTATTAGGAAACATTGAACTCATAAGTTCTTCACGGCTACCATACTGAAGAGCTCCATCTACTATAGGAACTAACTTTCCATCAACCATTTTAGCAACATCAACATTACCTTCAGTGTCTCTCATTGCTATCTGCTCTTCACTAAGTCCAATGTTTTTCATAGGGAAAATTGAACCTAAGTCTAAGTTTAACTTTACATCATCGGGAAAGTCTTCCATTAATTTAGATATGTTACTTTGTATTTCAAGAATTTCAGGTGAAGGACCTGTAGGCATATCTATATTTTCTTTTATAAATAAGAAAGGGTTTTTTTTGTATCTGTCATAAGATAACATTGCATTGTCAGCATTAACTAAGAAAGTTTCATTTGCTAGTATTGTTTTTCCCATTTCTGTGTCTTTCCATGTATTTCCATTTTCTACAGATAAACTTTCCAGACCCATAACTGTGTTCATTCTATCTCTCATATTTTCTTCTGTGTCCATTAGACCGCTTGGAAGAAGTCCTAGCTGTGCTTTCAGACTTTTATTTTTTCCTACAATATCTCCATACGTTTTGTCATATGCATTATATCTACCAGTTGCTTCTCTCCATAGTTCAGCTACATCTGGGTTTTCTCTCATTATTGTTTGAGCGGTTTCTTTTCTTTTAAGTTTAAACGATTCAAGCTGGTCTGCATCATAGTTAAAGTTTGACTCAAGTATTAATAATTCTTCTGGATTTTTAACACTGCTCATCTTTTGAATAGTTTCATAATTAGCTTTTGATTTTCCAGCGTATCCATCACCTTTAGCCAAACTCAGAGGGTTAGATACACCCACCACTTCATCTACAACATCTTGTCCTAAAATATCAACATAGCTACTAGCTATTCCTGATACTTGTTTTTCTCTCATAAAATAAGGCAAACCTTTTGTTACATTAAGGGTGTTAATAATGTCAGTGTTTAAATTTCTTCTACCTGTATCTATACGTTTTTGTTGTTGCTGAGTCTGTGCTAAGTCAGCATTATATCTTAGTCTTTCTCTCTCTAATCCAATATTAGCTTTAGCAATATCTCGGTCCATTCTTTCTGAGTATGTACCAAAGATAGAGTCAACAACATTAGTTTCTGGTTCGTCATACTCTACGTTAATATATCTTGATAGTCCTGCTAGTGGGTTACTTGCCATAATTTTTTCCTTTAATAGTAATCGCCTTCTTGTTGCTCTTCGTCTGAACCACTTCTATATCCTAGCGTACCAGTTATGTAAGATTTAACATCATCAGATGTTGGGAAGGAACCATTAGCAGCAAACTGAGATGAAATAAATCCTTGTATCTGTCCCATATCTTGATTGCTTATATCATACTGATTATATACACTTTGATAATTTCCTGGAACTCCACCTGTATAATTTTGAGTAGTAGCTCCGCCTGTCATAGTAGGGTCTTGATAGCTATAGTCTTTTAATTTTGTTCCTAAGTCTGCATTCAATCCAATTACACTGTCTGCTATATTAGCTAGTCCTTCTTGTAATCCTCCTACAACACTACCTCTCAAGCTGTCAAGTTCTGATTGATAAGCTTCTTCTCCTCCAAGTAGCTGAGTCTTCATTGCATCTCTAAGACTTTTACGTGCTTGCTTTCCTCTTCTTGACTGTCTACCTGACTGAAGTCCTGATGCAGATTCTTCCTCTACCATTCCCAATAGTCCTCCTACTTGGAACGTTCCTTCTTTTGTTGCTGTATCTAGTAACATGGTTCTATAGGATTGTAAATTTTGTAACTGCTCTCCAGTACCTTCCATATAGTTTGCAAACTGTAAAATACCCGCTTTTCTTAAGGCTTCATAATCTGTCGCACTTAATTTGCTTGTGTCAAATCCAGCTAAGTCTGCTAATTCTTTTAATGATAATGCTGCTCCACCCTCACTGTCTGCTCCTGTTGCTGAAGTAATTTGGCTTCTATAAGGGTCTTGTAACCCACCAAAGAAAGAACTAAATAAAGATTCTTGTGAAGTAGAGAAAGGCTGGTATCCATTAAACCCTCCTGCACCCTCTGAACCTGCTCCAGAAAATCCTCCTGCTGGTGGTGTAGCACCTGTATCATTTGGGTCTATATCTCCATATGAACCGCCTCCTGTAAATCCAGAGTTATCTCCTGCTTGGTCTGGTCCAAACATACCTGAGAATCCTTGAGCCTGACCACCGATAGCATCTATTTGCAATGACGCTGACATTTGTGAAGGGCTTTGAATATTTAAAGATGGTTGTTGTTGTATAGGTTCACCAAAATTATTGCCTCCCATGTTTCCTTCAAGGTTTGTATTGATAGGTTTCATTTCTTCAAAAGGAGTATTATAAAAAGACTGAGGGTTTTTCTTTTTCTTAAGATTATTTTGTGCTCCCTCAAGACTACCTAATGCTAACAGACTATTTAAATTTGAGGCCATTATTCGTATCTTCCTGTAACTGGGTTAAGTTTATACCCTCTTGATTCATTAAACTTTTTACTAAAAACATTAAAAGCGTCTTGTATTTTTACAACAGCGTTAGGGTCATTATCTCCTGGACCATATGTACCAAAATTATCTACAAAATCTCTCATTGCACCCAACTGTCCTTGTCTATGAAACTTTCCACTATTTCTAGACAGCTCATCTACATTATAAAAAACACCTGAAGGTAAATTTGAAATATCTTCTCTTACTTCTTTTGGTAAATTAGTGTTAGAAGACATTGAAAGTTGTGAACTAAAATTAGGGTTAAGTAAATCAATAGATGGTTCAGGCACCATACTTTCTATCTCTTGAGATAATCCCATAGCTTCTGGAGTAGGCTCAGGTAACCCTTGTTTTATATCTTGTAATAAAGTATTGTCCAACATTAAACTACCTGCATCAGTTTCTTGAGTAATAACATCTAATGCTGACGGAACATCCACACTGGCAACCCCAAAGTCATATAATGTTTCATCTATTTCAGTATCCATTCTAAACTGCAGGTCTACTTCTGGTGTTTCTAACATATTATAAACACTCATGTCTAATCCAGCTTCTTTTCTTAACCTGTTAAATTCATTTTGGTATTTTTTTCTTTCTGACTCTACTGTAGAACTAAAGAATTTATTTAACGAAGCTGTACCTTTATATTGTAATTCTTTTGTGATGGGGTCTCGTTCATATCGTTTCATAAATCCTACAGGATTTTTCATAAACTGAGCAGTGGTATCACTGGCAGACTTAACAAAGTCTAACATATTCTTAGGTATAAATTTTTCTTTAAGGCCTAAACTATTAAACTTATCTTGGGCTTTTTTTATTTCAGGAAGCTCTGCTAGTTGAGCCATCATTTTTTCAGACACAAAGTTTTTTGCACTAGAAGAAAATTTCATATCTTTCATTAAGTCTTCTGAAAATCCTCTAGCTTGTGAGTCAATCTCTCTTGCAGCATCTGCTAATAAAGTTACTTCACCTGTATCGATTCCTCCAAAAGCGGAAGACCTTAATCTATCTTTATATGCAGCATCGGCAATGCTTAGTATTGCATCATCTAACTTTCCTGGAATAATTTTACTAACAATACTTTTAAACATTCCAAACTTTTTACCTTTTTTCTTAGCCCTTTCAATTTTATCTAATCTTGATTGAAGCATACTTTCAAGTATAATAGTTTCAGCTGCTTTAGTTTGTGCTAAATTAAGAAGTGCATTTGATGCAGCATTACTATACTTAATATTATTTTTCTTATGAACTCTAGGACTAAAGGACATCTAGGTGTTCCCCTCTATTTTTTTTAATAAACCTTTGGGATAAATTTAACACTTTATCCTCTATGAATGCAAGAACTACTCTATTAAATATGCTATTAGTTTGTGTATTATTATTCATATTATTTTAAAATTAAGCTTTCTCCATCTGGAGCAACTTCAAATTCTCCCCCTACTACATTTGAATCTCCAGCATCAGGTACAGAACCATAGAACTTTTTACCAGTACCAGCTCTAACTCCACCAGAAAATATTTTAATAGCATCTCTTGCTGGTTTCTTTATATCAGAAAACTTTGCAAATGTTTTTAATTCTTGTAATTCTGGACTACTATACTCTAGTTCAAATATTTTACCAAATTCTTTTCGTATTACTTTTAGTCTTCCTTTGTGGTATTGTAATATCTCTTCACCGTTTTTCATTTGATTAACAGATACAGGTCCACGCTTAACTTGTTTGCTTGTTCCAGCTACGGCTCTTCCTTTAACTAACGTCATCCTCTTACTCCTCTAGACCTAAAAACTATTGTTATGTCTTGTATTTCAAAATCAGCTTGTGAATCTCCTGATATCTTTAGCTGTATTGATTTCTTTTTAACCCTAGAACCACTAGCTATTTTAAACTTTGTAGTTACCATTGCACTACTTGTTGAAAATGTATTTGAATCAAAGATGTTTGTTGTTGGTGCAGCACCTTCAAATCCACCAGTAATAACTAAATCATCTGCATTCTTATGTGTTACATAAACTGCGTAAAACTTTTTATCTACTGAAGGTTCTCCTAAGTCAATCTCTCCAGTTTGTATATCTATTGTTTGTGCTTTTGGGTCTGTGTTAAATCTTTTAACAGTATAGACATCATTACTACCTGCTCCAGCAGTTGTTCCTGTGGTTAATTCCATACATACTAGTTCTTGGTTGTAAGTAACTAAGTTCGTAGTTTTTTTATTTACTAAAGTGTTAGCAATATCTATGTTAACAAAAGACTTTGTTCCAATGTCATATATATATCCCTTATCAACAGTAGAAGTAGAATCTCCTATAACTAATATTTGATTTGTTTTTGGTATAAATCCAACAGAACAACTTGTAGCAACTATATTAGTTGCCCACGTATCTTCGTCTATGGCTCCACTTAGTTTGTTTACAGTATCTGAAAAACTAAACATTCCATTTTCATTTACCCAAACTAATCCTAA